CACACCTACGCCGTTAACAGTCTAAAGTCCGGCGATGACATCAAAACTGTACAGGAAAACCTTGGACACCAAACGGCGGCATTCACACTTGATGTATATGCCCATGCCACAAGCAGCATGAAGCATGAAAGCGCAAACAGAATGGACCAATACATCCACAATGTGACCAAGCCGTAAAGGGTATAAATAAGGGTCAAAGAATCGCAGAAACGAAAAAATCCTTGAAAGCACAATGCTTTCAAGGATCAATCATGGTGCGCGAGGCGGGACTTGAACCCGCACGTCCGTAATGAACACTAGAACCTGAATCCCCGTCTGCCTTACTACTTCTGAGAACTCAAGTTTTTCTTACACCAGCTATTCCCCAAGGTGATTAGCTCTAACTTCTCATTAGAACTATCTATTGGACGTGTCTATTATACCACCAATTCTATTTTTGTCAACAAAAAAAGGGTTATGGCTTTTAACCATAACCCTTTTTATTATCCCTCTAATTCAGCTAGTTCAGCTTGAAGTTTAGCAATCATTTCTTTCTTTTTCTCAATGGTTTTGAGCTTCTTCTTATCCTTACTCTGTTCCGCAATAACTGCTTTAACTTCATCCTTCTCTAAGAACTCTTTAACAAGGTTGCTAATCACGCTAGTAGGAGTAGCACCTTCAACGCCTTTACAATAAATACTGAGGGCTTCAAAATCCTTAACCGCAATCTTAATCTCAGGGCGCTTTGCTCTTGTTGTGTTAGCCATAAAACAACCTCCATAATTTATTGGATGAGTTAATACTACCCTATTTAGTTGTGATTGTCAATCCTTAATTTATTGTTTTTATTCTTTAATTTCCTCTTGGATAATGGCAACTTGCTTTTCTAACTGATAAGTTCGCTCTATCAGATTATTATGCTTATTAACCTTTTCCTCTAATTGCTTTAATCTGTATTCAATCAAAGCAGTAGATTTTCTATTTGCTATCCAAGAACCGCCTAAAGCGCCAATCATTCCTAAGATAGCAACAATAATAGTCTACATCAAAGCATCCTCCTTAACTGAAATAAATAATGACACATCCCTAAGCGCCAGAAGAACCAGAAGAACCAGAACCACCAGCACCACCGCTACCAGAGTAGATTTTAGGATTGTCATTTTTATAGGGGTTAGAATCAGCGCCATAATTAACATTACCATACATAGCAACACCGCCAGAAGCGCCACCGCCACCTCCACCGCCGTTACCTCCATTACCACCATTGCCATAAGTAGTAGGAGCACTTGGAGCAACAGCAGAAGCTCCCTAACCGCCAGAAGCACACCAAGCTGTAAATCTTGGAGACTATTGAGAACCATAGATTCTTGAAGAATTGCCGTGAGCAGAATTATTACCAGCAGAAGCACCACCAGAGCCACCACCACCAGCAACAACACCAATAGTTACATTATTATAGTTTATGTGTCCAAAATCGCTGGCTCCGTAAATACTACCACCACTATAAGTAGTTCCATTATAAACAACACTTTTACCAACTTTAGCGTTATAGTAGCTCCATTGCATCATACCAGTGCCACTTACTCTAATAATTTCATAACCGTCACCACCGTCACCACCAGCAATACCCATATTACCATTTATAGCATAAGTAGCATTGGTAAAAATATTAGTATATCCAGTAGTAGAAGAAGAACCAGTAGCAGAAGAAGCCGTAGTGCCATTGTAAGTGAATGTGGTATTTCCACCTACTGAACCAGTTGAAGCGGTTCCGCCACCACTCCCACCTGAGCCAATGCTAATAGTAAATGTGTCAGTTAATTTTGGAATGATAAAATCTTTCTAAAAGATTCTACCGCCACTTCCTCCATTTCCACCTGAGCCACCAGCACCGCCAGAACCATTACTTGCTATATCATATCCGCCATTTAGTTTAACAGAAGCAGAACCGCCACCTCTACCAGATGAGCCATTTCTACCACCATTACCGCCCGTTCCGCCACCAATACAAACAACTCTAATGTTTCTATGTGTAGCGCCAATACCTGACAAAGAATAACTACCGCCCGCACTAATTACTGTGCTCTTGGTATAATCATAAGTCTTAATTGAAACGGTAATTGGTTGATTTGCGGTTTGGGTAATTCCGCCATCTGTATAAGAAACAACAATTTGAGTTGTTCCATAAGGCAAAACGCCACTTGGGGAATAAGTGTAAGTTGTAATTACTTTATTTGTGTTATCAGAATAATAAGCGGTTATTTCCATTCCCTGAGTGTTAAATGATTCAGTATCATAATAGGATTTATATGTTGGCTCTTGGGTAATTGCTATTGAAGTTAGATAGATAATAACAATAGTCAATGTAGCCGTTTTAGTAATTCCCTTTTTAGTGTAAGATATTGTAATTGTTGTATCATCTTTTCCAAGAGCGGAAGTAGGTGTGTAAGTATAACCTCTAATTGCTTTACTATTTCCATCATCAAAACTGGCAACAACAACCATACCTGCATTATCAAAAAACTCACCTGCTCTATAAGTCATTTTATCAGGATTAGTTATTATAGAAATGCCTGTAAGATTTGGCGTATTTCCTATTGTTATCTCTTGGATAGTTGTTTTTGTAATTCCATCCTCAGTATATGAAATTGTAATTTCCGTATCATCATTACTTCTTACTGTTTGCGGGCTGTAGGCGTAATTCTCTACAACCTTGCTTGAACCGTCTGAATAATAGGCTTCTAATACCATACCAGCAAGGCTAATAGTTTCCCCAATCTCATAAGCAGTTTCATCAGGTGGAGTTGTAATTGCTATTGTCTTTAATAAGTTCTTAACTACAACGTCTAATTCTGTGTTCTTAACAACTCCCATTTCCCTATAAGTAATAATTACTTTAGTTGTATCCTTAGTAAGAACACTTGGGCTTACTGAGTAGTTTTTAACAATGGCTTTGTTTCCATCATCATATGTGGCTTCAATAACCATTCCTGTTTTATCAAAATAATCCCCTGCTTCATAAGTTGTTTTATTGGGCGGAGTTTTAATAGCAATACTTACTAACTCTCTACTACCATAAATAGGCGGTGGATTATAGCCCAATCTTACTTCAACTTCACCTTTGGTTATTTGCTATCCAAAAGTTCCCTCAATGCTCTTAATAATACCTGTGCTTTCCTCTTCAAATTGATTTGGCATAGTTAAATTGTCTAAGGGCTTTTCATCATTTAGAACTATTGAACCTGATAAAGTGCTTGGTGTATCATAGTAAGCCATAACCTTTTCAGCAACAGAGTTAGAATTTGCTAAAGTAACTAAAGTTGCTTCTTCTACCTTGGCAACCTTTTCTTTGCCTTGGTAGTTTTCTTTATCTCTGCTCACAATCAGTTTTGAATGTATGTAAGGCTTTCCTTTAATGGTAGCACTTGCGGAAGAAGAGACAACCGCATAATTCACACCTACTTCACTATTAAGTAAAGAACAGCCATCAAAAGTAATACTATGGTGTGGCTCATCCCAAGTAATAATTGCTCCATTATCAATTACATATCCTTTTGGACTTGTAAAGCTACTTCCTACAATTTCACCAACATAAATATCCTCAGTCTAAGCATTATCAACCTTGCTAAATTGATGCTCTATAACTTCAATTCTACTTGCGGGTGCGTTGTAGGTTATCTTACCTGAATCATAAACTCTATTGGCAGGGATTCCAGTAGGCGTATCAACCGTAAGAGTAGAGAAGTTGATAATACCATCTTTCTTTTTAACACAACCTCCAACAGCAAAAAGGAGTTGCTTTAAATTATCTCTTCTTGTGGCTACTGGCAACCAACCATAAACCTTAATCTTAGAAAAGATACTGTGCTCAGTATAAGTTATCTTACCACCAATAATGTCTTTAATAATATCACTTGCGGTTTGGCCTGAGTAAATACCGCCATAGTGGTTTGTATCATCCAATAGGCCAATAGCAGATTGAAGTGAGAATGTGTATTCATATTTGCTGTTTCTCTCTACGTCTTTAAGATAGTAGCGGGCATATAATTTATCATCTTTATAGTATTCAACCTCTGAACCATAAGTAAAGGAGATAAGAGAGGGTGTTGCCCTCTCATATCTCACTTTAACAGTCATTGTGTCTATACTTAATTCATCTTCTAACAAACTTGTTTCATTATAGAATGAACCCTCTATGATTTTCCCCTGTCCGCTATCAACCTAATCAGTAAAGGTTAATGTGATATTTGTATCATATTTATATATAATTTTATTCATTCAATTACCTCTCAATCAAAGGAAAACTAATACCCGTCCAATATTCAACACCGTTCTTTATCATAAGAAATTCAGCAGGAACATTATTACTGTAAGCCTAATAAGTTCTTGTGGTGTTAGTCTTTGGATTAGTAACAGTAAGGCTTACATATTCAGGCTCAATCAAAGAAAGAAGAGTTGCGGTTTCCTATGAGGTTAAAGGACGGCAATTAACCGTCCATTTATCCTTTGTTGCTACTCTGTCTCTATACATTGTTCCATCTAAAGCACGGCCCGCATTTGGCCCGTCTAAATCGTTTCTTGTGTATTGTAATCCTCCGTTGGCAATATAAGGGGTAATATCAGTGCCATTAATTTTAAAAACCATTTCTTACCTCCTTAAACCATAACAAGGGACGTTCCCATTTGTTTCTTTTGTGCGGTCTGCTCCTTAGTAATGCGTCTTGTAACCTTTGCTGTATCCATATAGACATCCATATTTTTGTCATCTACACTCTTGGAAATTTGGTTTCCAATAGCAAAGATAGCATTAATAAGGCTGGCATTAGCATCTTCCATTGTCTCTTTCATAAGTGATTGCGGAGTTACTATTTCAGGGTTATTAGAAGCGCCTGAGTATTCACCCATTAACCCTACTGTTGGGCTACTAAGAACACCGCCATTAGCAAAGGCTCTCATTTGTGGAATGTTAATATTTTTGGCTTGATTCTTTAAGTTAATCTTACTATTGGTGTTGAGAGTGTAAGTGTTCTTTTTCTTATTATCTTTACCAAACAAATCATTTATAGCATTTCCAAGATTAGTAATGCCCTCAATTAATCCATCAATAAAGCCCTCAAAAACACCGCTAATAGCATCAAGAATACCTAAGACAATTTCTTTAATTCCCGTCCAAGCCTTTTCCCAATCGCCAGTGAAAACGCCTGTTAAGAAGTCAATTATACCCGTCAAAACATCAGCAATTCCGCCTATGATAGAAGCAATCATTTCAACACCGCCAACTAATACACCAAGGACGGTAGAAATAACTACACCAACAACCTTAATTATTTCTCCAAGAACAACTGATAACTTATCCCAAATGTCTTTTACTGTATCCCACAAATCAGTAAGAGAGGGTTTGAGAGTGTTTTCCCATAGCTCTTTAATTCTATCTACTAATGGTTTTAAATGCTCGTTCCATAACTCTTTTAATACACCAATAATCTTATCAATAGTAGGTTTAAGAGTATTATTCCATAAGTCCTAAATGGATTGTCTAAACTCTTCATTGGTATTCCAAAGATGAACCAACAAAGCAACAACCGTAGCAATAGCAACCGCAACCAAAGCAAACGGGTGAGCGCTAATAATAGTCCATAGTTGACTAAATCCAGCGCCTACAGATTTAACGGTTGATTCTAATATCTAAAGTCCCCCACCAGAACTACCAATAGCAGTCATTGAAGCAGTCCATTCAACTCTCATAGCATCTAAAATAGATTTAAATGGAGTGAATAAGTGCGTATTGAGTGCGGTTTTGAATGGGGTAAAGAACACAATATCTATCTTCTCAAAAGCCTGTTTAAAGGGTTCAGTAATAAAGTAACCTAAATCACCCTCTGAATTACCCTCTTTGATAATTTGCTTTAAGCCTTTCCAAGCATTACCCGCCTAATCTGTGCCAGTGACAAAGCCCATCAAACCATCTTGGATATTAAGAAATGCTTTTGCTGTGAGTGTTCCACCTGCTATTAACAACAAATCAGTTATAATGCTCTTTAATGTTTCAGGCTTCATAGTAATAAGGCTTGTAGCTATACCCTATAAAGCATCATTGATAATGGTTAAAGCAGTTGACAGGACAGTCCAAGCTACTTCTAAAATCTTACCAACAATAGTGCTGATAGGTTCAACAATCTCACCTAATGTAGTTCCAAACTAAGCAATATTATCTTGGTTTTCAGTAAACCAATCCGACCAGCTTTTGAGTATTCCAGTAGCCCAAGTAAGCATACTGTCAGCAACATTTCCAATGGATACAACCAAAGGACTTAAACCAATATTATAGAAATTCTCTAAAGCAGGAACAACCGCCTTTGTAATGCTACTTGCTAACTCAGTAAATGCTTCAACTAAACCTAAAACATCATTACCCAATCTACCAATGTCTAAATCATTAGCAATGTCAATTCCAATAGTGATGATAAATGAACCCCATCCAGCAATGGTATCAAGTAGATTCTTTCCTATGTTTTGTAAACTATTTATAGCTTTCTCAGTATCAAAGTTAATCTCTAACTTGGGGATTGTGCTTTGCCACTTATTAAGTATTTCCTGACAATCTTTTACAAACTATTCTAAGCGGGTTTTAACGCCCTCAGTCTGTGTCTCATCAACCTTAAAGTCAGCAATATTACCTGCTCCAATGTCTGAGCCTGTATTACCAGAATCAGGCTTTTTTTCTTCCTCTTTTGGATTTAATACATTTAGTTCATCAAAACCAGCTATTGTTCTGGATAGCTTTTTGGCTGTGTTATTAGCATCCCCCAAGCCCGCATCTAAATCACCTGCTGAACTTGCTGAATCTTTGATTGTGGTAGACATATTGTTTGTGGTCTTACCGCCAAAAACCTTTGTGATAGCGTTTCCAATAGAGATAAGAGAAGCCAACATTTGATTCAAGGCTTTTACCATTGGGGTAAGTATTTGAATCAATCCTTTACCTAAAATACCAAGGAACTAACTCCATTGCTCTTTAAGTAAGCGGATTTGGTTAGCCCAACTACCTGACGTTCTGGCAAAGTCCCCTTGTGCGTTCTTAGTAGCATTGAGAACATAATTGTATCTTAAAGCAACCTTTTCAGCCTGAGACATTGCTTGATAACTCTTTTTAATACCTTGTGATAAAGCAAATGCTTCTAAATTAGTCTCAGTAAGAACAATACCAAATTTCTTTAAGCTTTCTGTCTCTCCTGTAAATATTGAATTTAATGCGGTTTGGGCTATATCCTATCCAACATTGTAGAAAGATGCCATATCACCCGCCAACGCAGTTAATTGAAGAGACATATTCTTTCCTGCTTCTTGTGCTATATCCATACCATTAGACATAGCCATAAAAGTAGATGCCATTCTTTTAGCAGTCAAAGCGCTCATACCATAACTTCTAACAGCGGTATCAGCAAATGCTTCAACCTAATCAGCCATAGAGCCAAATGAAACATCTACCACGTTTTGAACTTCCTCTAAATCAGAAGCCATATTGATAGCCTGCTTACTTAATAAGCCTAACTATCTTATAATCAGAGCAAACCCCACGCCTTTAAATATATTCTTAAAAGAATTATTTATTTTCTTACAAGATTTGTCTGTTGTTTTCTCTAATTTTTGAAGTTGCTATTGCGTTTGATTAATCTGCTTTTTCAATCCAGCGGTTTCCGCAGTAATAACAACTTTTAATTCTTCAACTGTCAATTTTTCACACCCCTCTATTTATTATGGGCTATGGCAAAGTCAATCATTTGTTCCTTGTAAATCATCCAACTTTTATCATCTTCTATTGGCTTTTCCTCTTGGAATTGAGTAGGATAAAGTTCATTGATATCAGGTATCTATTTACCAGCCAAAGAACAACCAACAAATGTAGCAACCATTGAAGCCAAATTATAGTTGCTTGCTAATATTTCCTTTGCCCTTATTTCTTCTTTCTCTTGGAATGTCTTTATAAGTAAGTCAATCTCACCTATTGTCATATTCCAATAGTCAAACAATGAAACACCACACTTTAATGCTATGGGGAGTAGTTGTTGAAATAGTTCTGTGAGAGTATCAGGGGTTTTCTAATTACTCTCACTTGTTAGTTTTTTTCCTCTTCATCCTCAACTTTAAAGAATCCGCTCACTTTGAATACGTCCATAAGGATAGGAACTAAGTCCATCATTGTATTTCCATCATCAACAAACTTATCATATAACTCATAAGCCTTATCAATGGTAATACCGTGATTGTATGCGGACAGGGATGCTTGAAAGATGCTAATAAGCACGCTCAAATCAGGAATTGAACCATCCTCAGCAATCTTAGCAAAGATGTTTAGAGGGTTAGTTCCAAGTTTCTTTTCTAAATCAACACAAGCCTTAGCATTAAGTCTTGCTTTATAATCAGTTCCACCAATATTAATAACAGTATATAACATAACAAAATCTCCTTTAAATTTATAATAAAAAAGAGGGGCTATTATATAAATAACCCCTCATTCCAATCAAATAGTAGGATTGGTTACAGCAATATCACTATTAAGTGTGATATTTGCGGTAAAGGTAATAGCATTATTAACGCTTGCGCCATCAATAGAAGTAGTTACTTCACCAGAGAAAGCAAACTCAGTGTTATCAGGGAAAGTAACTTTCCAATCAACAACGCTTCCTGCTTCTTCTAATCCACGGACAATACGATAATTGGAAGTAGCACCGCTATTATCATAGAGGAACTTAAAAGCCAAATCGCCAAAATCCTTTACACCATTAATATACTTTTTATTGCCGTCTGCTAAAACAGTTACGTCAACCTTTTCAGCAGTTCCGCCTAAATCTGGGCACTCTTGTAAATTGAGGATTTCCTCATAAGTAGAACCCTATTTCTTGTAAGATAATTTAATACCCTTGGTTAAAATGCCAGCCATAAAAAAATCTCCTTTAAAAATCAATTTTCATAACCCATAGCTTGATAGCCTAAGATTAATTCTAATTGTTCTGCTCCATAAGATAACTCATTGTAAGAAGTTCTTTTGAACCCCTATTTGCGCATCACTTTATCAATCTTATCTAAGTATGGGGTTAAATCACCTAACCGCTTACCCCACAATTTAATGTTGTAAGATAATCGGCTATAAAGCAAAGTGTCTCCCTCCAAATCCGCATAATTACCTGCTTCAATGTAGGTAATACAAGGAGTAGGAGTTGAGCCATTAACAAATAACTCATAATAAACGGGTAAGCCCAATGTTTCCAAATTGCTTTTTAGAGTTGGTTTATAGTCAATCACTTTAACTTCACTCCTTTTTTAATTTGCTCTTTAAACATCTTTTCTATTTTCCTGCGGTTTTCCTCTAAGGCAGGTTGTAAGTAAGGCTAAGGGTGTTGACCTATGGTAGAGTGCCATTCACCTTTAGCATCTTTGTATTTCCATCTATCCTATCTACCATTTCCAAGAGAGGAATAAATACCTGTGCCAAACTCAACATAAGGAGCATATTCAACATTAGTTCCTACAACTCCTACAAGTTCATTTGGATTATCTTCTATGTAATGGGTAATGGAGTTTCTTAAAAGCCCATTATCAACAGGACATTTTATCTTTGCTTCATTCTCCACCAAAATACAAGCCTGCTCCATTGCCTAATTTACATTATCCAACTTTTCTAACTTACTTATTAATTTGTCTAAGTTTTCAATAGCCATTATTACACCCTCTTCATTAAGATTTGGTGTAATCTTGAAGTAGGAATAACATACAGCACCTTATAAATATCATTGCCAACTTGAACCTAATCTTTATCAGTAATCAAAGCATCCTTAGTAAGTCCAATAGTGGAAACATCCGTATATCTAACATCACTTGTATTGCTTTGCTGATAAAGCTTTACCACCATTTCTACTTCTCTTTTGGATTCACCCATAACAGGCTAACCATACTCATCTAATCCAGAAGTATAAGAAGTAATGATTGCGGTTTGCCACTCTCTATTAATCATATGGTAATTAACTTTCTTTGCGATTTAAGGGCGCGCATAATACTTTCAGGGTAGTCAGTGGAATACCCAAAACTAACTCCTGAGTATCCCTCTGAATCTAAACCCTCTGTCCCTAATCTGTTATATTTATATACTACCATTGAAATAATGGTGGAACTCAAATTATCAATACTATCTTGGTGTGTGTAATTTAATGCTTCTTCAATAGCCTATTCAATAAGTAATGTTAGTAAATCGTCCTTAGTATCATCTTTAATACCTAATATCAACTTTAATTTATCTAACATTTACTTACCTCCTATTAGTTAATTAAGCCTGTGCTTCTTTAATGGAGCAAATCTTAGTAGCATCAGCAAGGGCTACAAGGTAAGTAGCACGCATATAAACGCTATTCTTTCTGGTGTCAGGATTGCGGTCAGGCTCAACCTCAACGTCTTTCTTGATGAAGAGTTTGACAGCTTCCTTAGTCATAACAAAAGCCTTATTAGTAAGAGCCTTAGTAGCAATAACAGGAATACCGCAAATAGTGCCAACCTAACCGTTGTAAATAACCTGTCCCATCATAGCACTCTTATAGTCTTCATCCTTGCGGAGAGATGCTTTCCAAGTGTTAGGAATAAGAATAAATAATTGGCTTTCGTCTTCAAGGTTGAGGGTGCTAATAGCATCAACAATGGTATCATAGTTAAGAGCGCCACCCTTAGCAAAAGTAACACCCAAAGTAACATCGGTGCTATTAACAGCACTAATAAAGTCAGAAGTCATCTTGTTAGTCATAACCTGAACTGCGCCCCTCATCATACCATCAACAATAAAGGGGTCTTTCATAGCCTCTTCATCGGTATAATCATAAGCCTGTTGGCAGAGCTTTACACGGTAGTCTTTACCAGTATAAGAGATAGAACCACGCTTAGAAGCGGTATTACCAACGCCATTAGCAAGTTCCTCAGCTTCACCCGTGTAGGTGTAAGTATTAACAGTTTTAAGCATACCCGCACTTTCTGCTAACTCATTATCAATAGTCATAAGAGAACGGGTATTAAGAGAGGTGGTAAGCAGGTCTTTTGCTACGCTCTCAATAACCTTGTTATCATAAACAGTGTTTGCCATAATAAAAATCTCCTTTAATTAAACAATGTATTATATAATTCAGGATTTTCATTAAGCAACTTTTGTCTTTCCATAATACCCATCTTCTTAGCCTGTTCCTTTGTAATGGTCTAATCAAGGGGTAAGTTCTTCTTTGGTGTGGAACTACTCAATCTCTTTTCCACTTCTTGTTTTACACTCTGTTTAAATGCTTTATCCAGCAAGGATATGTTCTTATTCATAGTTTCCGCATCCTCAGCAACGACAAAATCAACTAAACTTAATGACAATCCCTTTTCAGCAAGAATCTTTCCTGCTTCATTCTTATTTTCAGCCAGAGCAAGGGCTTTTTCCTTTTCTACAATAGCCTTTTCTCTCTGCTCTAACTCATATTGATATTTTTCCTGCTCGTTCATTTGAGCCAATTTTTGAGCTTCTTTTACTTTCTCTTGGTTCTTTCTTTCCGCTTTCTTTAATGCTTCTGTTACTCTGCGGTCAGCTTCCTTTTGTAAAAGAGCGTCTACTTCTTCTTGTGTGTAGGTCTTAGGTTCAGTGTTGTTATCTTCTGCCCCTGTTGCCTGCGTATTCTTATTTTCTTCCATAATATTAACCTCCTAAGTTTATGCCTTATAGCATACCCTTTAATTAAAATGAGTTTTATTTCTAACCCTCAATTAAATATAAGAAAAGGGGTAGAGCGTTTTATTAACTCTGCCCCAAATCTATTAATATTTTACAAAATTTTTTTGCCTAAGTCCAATAGCAAAAGGATTAGTTGTTGGCGGTTTCCTCTGCTATTGGTTCATCTACTTCAATGTAATTATCAATACTATCATTTGCGCCAATGAATAAGGTTCTAACATAGAGGTGTTCTTGCTCTTCTTCCCCTTTTTCATTGGTGTGATACCTATACTCTTTCCAATCAAATACTTTTCCTTCATCGCTATCATATCTGATTAAATCAAAACTTTTTGCTTTCATATAACATTCTCCTTATACAAATGATACAGTCCACCCTTTTGCGGTTGCTACTGCTATTTCTTCCTCAGTCATAGTGTTAATAGCTCCACCATCAGTCTTAGCTCCTTGAGCGCCTTTAAATCTAATTGTGTTACTTCCTCCTGCGGTTGCCAGATAAGCAGAAGTGTCAGGGAGTGAATTAATTGTTTCAACCGCGGAATCGTGATTATAACGAGCGTAATTTATATCCGAAGTCCAACTATCAGGGTCATCTTTTAATGCCTAATATGTAGTATCATCTTTAATTTGTTTTGTTGATGAAAAACCATAAGATATAAGAGAACCATAACCAACATAATTAGTTAAATCTATTGTTTGAGAAGCCCATTCCGCGGTTTGATTTGGCTCAAAAGTTATACGTTCTAAATGTCTACATTGATAAAAAGTATTATAAAATTTATTGCTACTTTTCATATATTTATCGTGTCCGTTATTAGGGACACCAATATCTATCAATTCATCAAGAGCATAACAACAGTAAAATCCACTATAAAATAGACAATGAATATTTGATGAACTATTAGTAGGTAAATATTTAGATAAAATCAATAAATTCTATGGGATAGTTCTTAAATAAGAAGCATAATAAAAACAATTTCCCATACTAAAAGTATAAGATGATGGGTCATCTGGAAGTATAAATACATTATCTAAATTTTTAATATTTGACTTTTGACATAAATACTATAAGTAAATATCAGTTCTATTACTATCAAAAGGCGGAGTCATATTAATTTTAAAAGGAATAGTTGATAATGGAAATGAACCGAAAGCAGACTAAACAACTCGAATATGTTTAGTTTGAATTTTATTTTGGTATTTATTTATAAACCAATCTTTTATACCCCAATCATTTTCCAATGAGATATCAAAAGTCAATTCCTATTGAGTAGGAGCAGGAATATCACTCATTTCATAGGCAACATTCTTACTTGCTACTTTCCATTCATTACCATCTTTATATTTCAATACTGGCATTTGCTTCATCCTCCTTAATAGCAAGTATGTATTCTTCTTTTGTCAGAGGATACATATTTCCGCTCACTTTTGGCTCAAAGGAAAAAGCAAAATAAGTTATGGTATTGTCATCATTTATTTGTTTAAAATAATACATATAACATCCTCCTTTAAGCAAAAGTAATCTTAAAATAAGTGGTAGCAGAAGTAGAAAAACTACCGTTATAATCATACTTGAAAGATAAGGTATGTGTTTGTGGGTCATAGGCTGTGGGTGCTAAATATGTTCTGTAATTTAGATTATAGTCTGAGAAAGAATTGCTTGACGCTTTGTAATCATAAACGCCCCATTGATAAGTTAAGGTATTACTATCAGCGTGTATGATTAAAGCAAAGTCAACGCCACTATCAGGGAAATTGTCATTCTGTATAGTAAATTTGTTCTAACTTGCTGTTTTATTATAAGTATATTTCTACGATGCTACTATTGTTTTCAACTCACCACTACTGCCTGTTTGAATACCCTAAATAGCAACGGGCATAGCATCAAGGGTTAATAACTCTGTTCCACCTGTCTTTTCTCTAATAGCTGAACCAATAGCAGAGAGTTTATCAGTAAGTGCCATTCTCAATAACCCCCAATGCTTGATTGATTAATGTATTTACTTGGTCTGCGGTTTGGTAGCCTTTATTTTCAACCTCTGTCATAGTAGCATAACCACTCAAATCAGGCTTATCAGTTATATCATTCCAAGCAACCCCACCTACAGCAGAAGTATCTACCCATAATTTAATCTTATTATCAGTAGGAGCAACAGCCCCTACTGATATTTCTGTTTTATCATTCACATAAGATTTAATTTGGGAAGACAACTTACTTAAACCGCTACCATTAATAATTTTATTATCAGTAGTTGCCATAAGCGCACCTCTTAAACTGCGTCAGTCCAAATTTGATTAATTTCCGCATTGGTTAAGAAGTCAAGGCTAACAGAAGTATCTCCAATTACTTCCCACTTGCTATTGATATAAGCATACTCAGTGTAAATATTACCCTCAGTGCCTTGCTCTTTCAATTTAAGATAAATCACATTGGAAGAACCAGTAGCAGGAAGATTCTCAACAATCTCAAACTTAAATCCACCAACACCACCAATAGCAGAAGTAATAGCGTCCTGAACCTGCTTAGAGGTCTAATAGCCCTTTCCCTCAACTGCGGTCATTGTAGTATAGCCCTTATCAGTAATTGCGGTTTCTACCTGAGCACTTGTTTGATATCCTTTGCCTGAAATAGCGGTATCTACGTCATTGGCGGTTTGATATCCAGCACCATTTGTAAGTTGATTGTTGTTAGTAGGAATAGTTGGAGTATTAGCAATGAGAGAATAATCTAACTTACTATCCGCACTAATCTTATTTTGCTTACTTGCTAAACCCTCTTTTACCTTTTGGGTATAAACTACTAATTGGTCGCCTTTTAATACTTTGTTATCATAACTTGCCATATTTAAATGTCCTCCTTAATATGTTTGCCAAATGGCTAATATATCTGAGTTAGTGAGACTATCCAAGCCCACAACCTCACTTGAAATTTCTGCTTTCAATTCTTCTTTATCTTTTGGAGTGTAGTAATCAACACCCTTAACAGGGGTATCACCCTTATCTCCTTTATCCCCCTTATCACCTTTACCGCCTTTATCACCTTTATAGTAATCAACACCTAAGTTTAAATTACCATTCAAAGATTCTTCAACAGAGAGAACACCTTTTAATTCAATCATTGTGTTACCTCCTATCCAATCTCAAAAGCGGAAATAGGGACAACAGTGTAAATCTTTCCACCAAAAGTAGTAAGTTGAATATCATAATAATATGTTCCAATAGCAAGAGATTTAGTATCATCAGGTAAGAAGTCAATTACACCTTTATTTGCGGTTTTGGCAAAAGCAATCTGACTGTCTGCGGTCTTTCTTACTGTTAGCGTGATTGTATCATCATCAAATAACTATCTCTCTTTGCCTGTATTGTCATATACCTTAACTTTGAGTGAAGCATTATCGCCCTTGGTTAAGTATATCTTGTTTGTTTTCTCATTGATTTTAAACAAGGCTTTCAACCTCCTTATTCTATAATTGCCAAAATAGCACAGCGGTCATTAGCGTGAAATGGTGGAATAGTCTCGCCTACAACCGCTTCCTCAATCAAGAAAATCTTACCATTCATCTATTTACATCTATCACAAGTTCTATCATCATTGGTAGATAAAACCTGATACTTTTTGATTCCCGCTTGCTTGTATTTATCTAATGTGGCCTGATTCTGAACATAACTTAGCTCAGTTCTTGCCAAGCGGTCAGCCTGTCTATATCCAACATTAAAGTCATTCATTAGCTACATAACCAACTAATCTTTGCTTGCCCCTCTGCTGATACAATCAATCAAACCTTTTTCCAAGCCAACCTGTAATTTTGCTTTGTTCTACCATATTCTTGTGCTCCAATTCTTACCATCCGCACACCAAACCGCATTGATAACTTCTTTTGCTTGCTTTTGGTTAAACTCACCTGAGAACCCTAATGATTGACCTACAGCCACGCTTGTTTTCTAATACATATCCAACAACTTTTTATCTGTTATCTTTATTTCCTTTTGGCCTAATGCTTTCAACTGCTTATTCAAAGACTTAACCAAAGAGAAATATCTATTGTATTTGTATAAATCGCTTGCTAAAAGAGTGCCGTCATAACTACTTGCTATAATCTCATCATATAAGGCTACAATATCCTTTTTGACCTGCTCCATAGAGTAAACATATTGCTTACTTAGCTCTTGCTGATACTCTAAAAGGGTCTTATCATAAAGCAGTTCTTTTTGTCTGGCTTCTCTTTTCAGCCAATACTTACTGCTGTTCATTTACTGTTTCCTCTTGGTTATTTTGGAAAGAATACATATCAATATTAGCTTGCTTCTGCTCTTCCAACTGCTCTAATTCCTTTTGAACATCACCAACAAAAGGAAGCTGTGCTAACAAGGTAGCATCACTAACTAAACCTCTTAACTGATTTACCATTTGAGCAATTTCCAAAGTATTAACAGGTAAGTTTCTTGTAAACACAATATCAATATCTCTCCACATACTGTCTCCGCCCTTGATATTAATAACCTCACAGATTAACTCAATGCGCTTTTGTAGAGCCTTAGTCATATTGGCAACTATATTAGAAGAAACATTTTCAAAGCCAGTTAATTTATATCTCATACTAATTCCGCTTGCTGACATAAACTTATCATCATTAAAATCAGGTGAATTAGCAATCTTATGTATAGTATCATTAATGTTTTTGAGCATATTTTCAATTTGTGTGTCTGATACGCTCTTTGTTAAATAGCTGGCTTCTGCGTCTGCGTCCATAATAAGCACTCTGTTTTGCTTCATTGCTTGTAAATCATCCGCATCAGCTTGAACGCCCTTTAAGATTAAGTAAGCATCGCAGAAAGATTCAAAATCATCTACCTCACTTGATAAGAGTTTGTTGTATGCGTCCTGTAGGCTCATAACCTTATCAAAAATGCTTTCTCTCTCTTGGTTCAAGGGGAACACAGTAATAGGAACTTGTTTGAAATAGTTAGGTCTTTCTTCCAATAGTGAAAGAACAGCAAAGCCAACTGAACTTTCATAAATTAGAGTGCGGTCTTTGCTATAAACTTCAATATAATACTTTTCTTGTGCTTCATTGATATTATCAGCAACATAATATCTAATCACATAAAGCAACTCACTATCCAAGTCATTAGCATAGATAGGAATTACTTCTCTTGGGTCTAATACCTTGAATCTTTGTTGCCCTAATTCATCAATATAGTTAATCTCATAAGAACAACCATAAATCAATGCTTGTCTAAGATAATCATTATCCTCTGTCCGCACGTCATTATAGTTAAGAACATTTTGAATCTCTACAAAGTCTTTTTCTGACTGATAGGCAATATCAATACCCGTTAGATAGCCTAAGTAATTCTGAACTATGTTGTAGCAATAGTTAGTTACAATGCGGTTACAGGGCTTTCCAACATCAGTAGAAGACTTATAAATAATATCCTGTTTGCCTTTGTAATATTTGTAATACTTGTTTAATATAGGTTTATCCTGAATTTCAAACTGCTAAATACACTTACTTATGTATTCAGTTGTCAATGGTGCTTTTTTATCTATGATAAACAAACTATTACCTCCTTTTTTGTTTATAGACCTAAAACCGCTTTATCCAAGGTTTTAAGTCCTGATTTAGTATATATATCTGAGTAAGCATATCTTAACCCATCAATACCGTGTGAAAACTCGTGTGTGTATTTGTCCTCTTGGTATTCTCCTTGTTTATCCTTTTGATATGAGAAATTTGATAGTTCAGTTATCAGGTTTTGGCATTTGGAGCTAACTATAATGGTATGGTTTTGTAAAAAGGATAAACCTGCTCTAACAGAATCTTTACCCTTGATACAAGGAGCAACATAAAAGCCCTATTTTTTGAAATAGTCAATGCTTCTTGGTTCTGCTGAATCCATATAAATCTTAGTCTTTGCTAACTCCATTGTGCGGATTGCCTGACTTACAGTATCTAACTGCTAACCCCTCTTGTAATACTCATTGAGAACATAGATTGTCTTATTGGGCTTATCATACAATGTATCAATTATTGTTGTTGGGTCAATAAAGCCCAAGTCCGCACCTGCTCTTCTTTCAAATCCAAGAGAGAGAAGATTTTCCATATCTAAAATGGTTTCCTGCCAATTATGAAATACTAACCCCTCATCAGGCACGCCCCACTCACCAAAACAATAAACTCTGGCTTTACTTGGGTTTCTTGTTATAAGCTCTTCTAATGAGTTTACATACTCCTAAGATAGAAAAGGATTATCCTTGTATGTGGTTTCACTAAAATAAAAGCTCTAAGGCGGATTCACAACACAGAAGTCATAAAGCCAATGCGCCTTGCTTATGGGGTTAAAAGCCATTAGTATTTGCTGATTTGGCACGGTTGAACGCATACGCAAATTTAACTGCTCTACAATATCCTTATTGACTTCAAATACCTCTTCAATAAAGATAGTGCCTATATCATTGAGAGATAGCAATTTAGTCTCTTCATCTAAACCCATAAAGATAATTTCAGAACCGTTTGGAAATTTAATATTGAAGTCTGTTTCTCTGATTTTTACATAAGGGAGCAACTACCACTTTGTTAGAATCTCTTTAAATAGGGAGAAACAGGTATTTCTTATTGTTGAGCCATATTTACGGCAAACTAAGATTTTGATTTTCTCAGAACAAGCCCTAATTATCAACTTCTAAGTGATAAAATAGGACTTGCCTGAACCTGCTGAACCTTTATAGACTTCCCATCTGTGGGAGTAGTCCAAAAGCAAAGGAAATAATGTTGAAGAAAATGCGGACTTGTCTATATTTAAGGTTATTGACATTGTGGTTACTCTTTCTTATCTATCTTTTGGTTTAGCTTTTCAGCCTGAGTGCCAAAATAGAAAGCAGTAATAGTTGTGTAAATAGTGGTAAACTCCTATGGTATCTGCTTGCCCCAAATCAATAAGAAGCAGAATACAATAGTAAGCAATAGGGTAACAATACTTTTTACCGTAATCAATCTTTTTAATTCAGCCATAATTTAGCCCCCTGTTATATTTATCTCTATATTTTTACTTACTTCTGCCTGAACCTTTTGAGTTTGTAAGCCCGTCTGTTTCTGTAAGAGGTCTAAGGCTTTCAATTTAATGTTTTGTGGTGTGTTCTTATCAAAAGCCATTTCTGATAACTCATTAGCAATATGTTCTGCTGTAATGTTATTTGCTTCAAAAATCTCTTTTTCTAATTCTTTGATTCTTGCTTTTACTTCTGGATTCTTCATTAGACGGGTAGCACCGCAATAAATACCCTCTTTTTTAGCAGGTGAATACACCTTTTCATAGGCTTCACTGGCTTTATACTTACAAGCAATAAACTCTTGGCAAAATAACTCTTGCTGTTTATTTAGTGCCATAATCAACACCAGCCTTAACAAGCGCGCCACCAAACAAACATCCAATAGCAAAAGTAATTGCCCCTGTAATAAACATTCCAATCATAATCTTACCTCACTTAATTTATAATATTTTATAAGTGCGGTCAGCAGTTCTAATTCTGCCACACACTCATTAATTGTGTTGTTAATTGTATCCATTTTTAATACTCCTTTAATTATAAAATATTTTTCTACCAAAGTCTAAAATTGACATTCAATTAAATTTGCCAAGATTTTTTAATAACTTTGATAAAGTGTAAGCAAGAAGTATTTTTAATTATTTCTTGCTTACTACAATTCCATTTCCAATAGCAAAAGTTAGTGTCTGTTCTTAAAACAATCTGTGATTATATAATACTTTTCCATTAACTATTGGTATGTGCGGTCTGTGTTATAAAACTCATCACCCCACTAATTCACATAGCAGGGAAAGCACCCATTCTAATTTAGATAGTTTTGAATTTTCTAACTTCTTACTAGTTTCATACTCTCACCTATATATCAAAAAATAAACAAAGGTTTTGCCTTATTTTGCCCTATGTAATCAATTACTGTCTATGCGGTTGCTTGCTTTGCTATTGGGTTCACTGTGTAATGTATCCCATCTTCTTTTGGTATTTGATAGTTCATTATTGGTATATACTTTCTAATCCATTTACCTTCAACAACTTTTAAATCTTCTATATTGGGGACATACTCTAACACCTCAAAAGAAAGGGTATAACCCTGTTGGATTATACCCCTAAATACATCATATTTATGTTCTGGTAAATCTAATTCTGTGTTAACCTAGTGCGCCAATACTCTATATAATAGGTTTCTAGCCAATCCTATATAAATAATCTATCCTTGTAATTTAACACAATAAATGCCTGACTTATCTAAATCTTGTCTTTGTTGTTTTAAACTATTATATCTTTTAGTAGTTTCTAAATAATATTTGTCTTTCATTGTTATTCTCCTTCCAATAATAATGGGTTCATTTTTGACCCTAAGCGTCATAACATCAAAATTGACTTTTTAATTGAAAATGCTAATTGGAAATTTCAGCCTATTACAAGTGGAAATTTCAGCCTATTACGTGTGGAAATTTCAGCCTAAATATCTTATTAGTATACTTATTAGTATAATTATTAGGTTCTTCGCTACGCTTAGAACAATAGGATTTATTCAATAGGTTTTAAGTCTTTTATTCCAGTAGCAACAAAAGTAAGTCTCTTTTTAGGAGTAGGCTTACCACAAGAATTAGTCTCATAGTATTCAGCCCATTTAATAACTCCCTCTCTCATAAAGCTATCTAAGATATATTGAACTCTTGTATTAGCATTATTATTGTAAGTATCAGCATATCCAATAGCAGTAAGAAGTTCCGCATTAGTAAAGCTATAAAGTTCATCAGTTTTATTTTTCCAATCATACTTGTTCTTTAAATACAAGTAAATCTTAATACAATCTGCGGTTCTGGTGCAAATCAGGTAATATAACATTTCATCAAAGATAATCTGATATCTCCCTTTAGTTTCTTGCGGGATTATGTAACAAAGAGTATCTTTACCATTTAGATTTAATTGCTCCTATTTAAGCAAATCCGCATCCAACAATTTATTTATCCTATTGGAAACAGTTCTGGTTGTCTTATTAATCACCTTTGCTATTTCTTTCTTCTCTATACTTACTTTAGCTACTGGAACATATAGCACTTTTAACTCAGGGGCAAAAGTTGCCATATGCTGAATGTAGCCGTAAACCATATCATCAATGGTAAGATTCATAAAATCATTTTCTAAACTAAACTTTCTTGTCATATTTAATTCTCCTTATTTTTTAATTCTTCAATCAAAGCCCTAACCACGTCACTTATAGTTGTGCGGTTCAGGTAAGCATATTCCTTAACCCACGCTTTCAAATCACTGTCTAATCTTATAGTAATGTTTGTATCATTCATCAATTTCAATCTCCTCTTGGTATAAAAGTAAAAGAGCATACCTGACTACTTCTGACATACTCATATTGTGTTTCATCGCATATTCTTGTAATCTTTCTTTCTATTGGTAGCTCATTCCAATACATACATCAGTTTTCTTATCCTTTGTGTATTTCATATTTTTTACTCCTTGTGTTTGTTGTGCTGTTATACTCCCACCCCAAAAAATATAAGGGCTTGCCTAACAGCCCTTATATCTATGAAAGAAAGGAGTAAAATAACATAAATGACTAAAAACTTTTTTAAAGACTTCCCAGCCTGCTATTATATATAAAAATCAGGGTTAGTTATTTTATCTAACTCACCCAAAAATTTAAACAAATTTTCAAATAACTAATTTCAATACTTTTATCTAATTTGGATAGGAGAAAGGGGATTAGCATACCCAACTAATCCCCATAGCTTATTTACTAACTTCAAATCCCAAATATAGTAGTATCAATTATGATTTAAAAAACTTCAAAATAAACCATAACCAATAGGTAAAGAAGTCACGGCAGAACTACAGGTAGAGAAGAAACCCGTTTGCCATTTAAGGCAGTTCCGCTATTCTTTATATATTTATAATACCAAAAATTTTTCCAAAAGTCCAATAAGGGCGGTCAGCAAGTCTTTAAGCGCTCATAGGCAAGGGCAACCGCATAATACTTATCATAAATGTCAGTCTTAGGATTCCTATCTGCTACATCACTCATAATAGTATCCTCAAAAACGCACAAAACCACATCTTGATAATCTCTTTCATCAAAGCGTTCCTCAACATAGTTACTATCAAGGCGTTCAAAAGCGCAATCATTTAACAACTCTTCAACTTCTTCTCTCTTGGACGTTTTATCAATAATTTCCTCAACACTCATCTTATATAAGTCATTAACTAACATTCTTATTTCTCCTTTTTATCTTTGTTTTTCCTTTATCTTATATATATATTATATTATTTATTTTTAATAAAATCAAAAAAGGACTTTTGTATTAGTTATATATAGTTATTCCTCTTTCTTTTGGATATTGCTTTGTATAAAATAAAATTACTCAGTATAAAAGCAAGTTATCTGTCATAAATCTTTTAACCTTAAATGATAACACTTTTTATTGATTTTTACCCTTCATTTTATTGATTTTACACAGAAAATAACCCTCTAATAATTTGTTTAATGTGGATATTGACTTATATAATTCCTTGTCTATACTAATCATCAGGGGAAACCCCACACAAAATAGGAAAGAGAGATAATCACAATGAGAATTAGCCTTGATTTGGAAACCAATGAAATTATTGTCCCCAAGAACTTCTTTAAGGAGATTGAAAAGAGGAACGAAATGATTGTTAAAATGGGTGGTGAAGCTATTAAGCCCCTTGAGCTTATTAAAAAGTCCTTTGATGTGGCTATGAGTAATACGGACAAGAACTTACACGTGCGCGCTTGATATGGGGGCAAAGGGAACTAAAGTAACCAGTAGAGAGAAAAAGCGTATGTGGGAACTCTACCAAATGGGTTTAACTTTCTCTGCTATTAGTAAGAAAATGCGTCGTTCACCTGATACAATCAGCAGATACGTCCACGAGTATGAAGCAAGTCTAAATGTAGCCAACCTATTAACGCAAAAATAAAAAGAAGGGGTTTATGCCCCTTCTTTTTTCATCTTCTCTGTTAGGTTGTCTAATGGATTGAATTGAATCTGTAAGTCATTGCCATAGAGGTTGACATAGTGTCTACTCATATCAATGGTGCTATGCCCCAACCATCCTTGAAGCTGAACCATACCCCCGCCCGCCATTACAAACTTTTTGGCAAAGGTGTGTCTAAATAAGTGTGCGGAAGTCTTAGAAACCCCTCTTGAAATGTTGTAGGTTGTCAGGGCATTTTGAAACCCCCTCTTATTAAGCATTGCGCCCTCACAGGACGGAAACAAAGGGCTATCAGGCGTCCAATCCCACGTGTCTAAATACTCTCTCAGAACGGCTTCTAAAGCCTTGGAAAGAGGTATTAATTGTTGCTTGCGGTTTTTCATCATTCTCAGAAAGATAAAGCCCTTTTCAAAGTCAATGTCCTTTACCCTCAGATTAATCACCGTGCCTACTCTATTTCCAGTAGCAATGAGGTAATTGACCGCACACCACATACGCCATTCCGTCCACCTATTGGAATCAGGTTTTTTAAGCAATCTGGCAAGTTCCGCATCAGTGTAAGGCTCTTTCTCTTCCGCATCCTCTTTCATCAGGGTAATTTCAAGGGGTTTCATATACTCCCTTTCAACCATAAACCTGAAAAACACTCTAAGCCCTCTGATTCTTGTATTCAAAGAGGTTGTTTTCTTACCCGCATCAATAAGGGATACAAGCCAATTCTCATAAACCTGTTGCGTGACCTCATCCACATATTTGAATGTTCCAGCAGTAGAGAAGAAGTATTCAATATCTTCCTCATAGTATCTTAGGGTTTCTTCTCTCAGATTCTTCAATTTACAATGCTTGATGAACTCTGATTCAGCTTCTACAATTCCTATGCGCTTTTGGGTCTTTGCGTTCTTGATGGTAGTCATTCTCATAGATTATTTTCCTCCATAAAATCTAGTTCTCTACCACCCCAAGGAATCTAATGTAAAAGAAAAAACTCAAGGGAAAAACCCTTGAGTTTCAACACTTTGGTGCGCGAGGCGGGACTTGAACCCGCACGCCCGTAATGAGCACTAGAACCTGAATCTAGCGAGTCTGCCAATTCCACCACTCGCGCGTATTCGAT